GCAATTGAATTGAAGTATGTTATTCCAGAAGAAATGCGTCCTCGTAAAATCAATATTGGTCAAACGAGGAAACAAAATGACACAAGCAATACTAGCAGCCCACAGCTACTCAACGAGGGCAATTGAACTACTTTTTGAATCATTTAGAACTTTTAGACAGTATAGAATTGAAAGAAAAGCAATTCGTCAAACTGAAAAAGAGCTATCTAAACTTACTGATTATGACCTAGCGGACATTGGAATTTGTAGAGGCGATATTTATTCAATCGCACGATCAAAATCAACTATTAACAATTGCATAACTAATCGCAATTTGAAAGGTTGGGTCTAATGACAACTATGGTAGCAAACTATTTCTTCTCACCCTTGTCGGGTTTGTGGTCTTCAATCGATCGTTATTCGCAGGTGATTGGATATTCGAGAGCGGCATCGGAACTCGCAAGAATGGGTTTACACGAGGAATCGAAAGCGTGTATGATGGAAATAAAGAAGTTGCAAGATAAGTAGTAATCATATATAATGTGTAGGGGCTGTGATGGCCCTTACCTAACACACACAACACAGGAAAATAAAAATGACAAACCCTTATCAAATCCGTACAGACATTTTGCAAATGGCAAAGGAAATGTTAGACAAACAATATGACATGCAAATGGCAGTTGCTCATCAAGCAATGGATCTGTATAAAGAAAATGCTGACCAAGCATTAGATGCATACAAAAAGTATGTTCCCAAAGCAATCACTCCCGAGGAAATCAAAGAGCAAGCTGAAAAGCTATATGAGTTTGTTTCGGAGAAGAAGTAATGTATTCTGTTCAAGTGAAAGACACTGATGAAATCATTGCATTGTGTTCTCGTAGAGAGGATGCAGATGGTATTGCTAGTACTAAACTTGACGGTGTTCACTATATTGTAAAAAAACTTGATGATGGGCCTCACTTGCGTGAGGTCTATCGATCTGTATACAATACGAGGTAACAGTGGAAGCAGCATTAACAGCAGCATCAATCCTTGTTTTTCTTATAGTAGGATTCATTTGGATCGTTGTCTCTGAAAGTAAAAAGTAGTATAATATAGGCTTTATGTAAGTTCGGAGGGAATATGAACTTTTACACTAGCGTTAACCGATATGGTAACAACATCCTCTATAGAGGATTCGAAGATGGCAAGCGTATTGATAAGAAGATACCTTATACGCCAACACTGTTTATTCCAACAAACAAAGAGACTGGATGGAATACACTACAGAATAATCCAGTTCAACCTGTCACATTTGACACCATGCGAGATGCAAGAGACTTCATTAAGAAGTATGATGGTGTAGACAACTTCCCAATCTATGGTACAACAAACTATGTCAATCAGTTTCTTACTGATAGATTTCCTGGTGACATTAAGTTTGATAGAGAGAAAGTCAATGTGACTTCTCTTGATATTGAGGTTCATTCAGAAGATGGTTTCCCTTTTGTTGCTAATGCTGCTCATCCTGTGACAGCCATTACAATGAAGAGCAACCAATCAGACACATACTATGTGTGGGGGCTGAAAGATTATGATCCAGACAAGTGTCCCATTGAGGGAGTTACGGCAATCCATTATAAGAAGTGCAAAGACGAGATCGAGCTTCTATTGGATTGGTTATCTTGGTGGCATGATTCTCGGTATTGTCCCGACGTGGTTACTGGTTGGAATACTCGTCTATTTGACTTTCCTTACCTTATCAATCGTGTAAAGAACATCATTGGTGGTGACGTCTATAAGAAGTTTTCTCCCTGGGGTGTAGTTGATCAGCGTGACATTGTCATTGCAGGTCGTACTAATATTGCATATGAGATGATGGGTATCCAACAGCTAGACTATTATGATCTATTCCGTAAGTTTGGATATGCATATGGTACACTGGAATCATATAAGTTAGATCATGTAGCTTTTACTGTTCTTGGAGATAAAAAGCTCTCGTTCGATGAAATTGGTAATCTGCAGAATCTATACAAGCAAGATCATCAACTGTATATTGACTATAACATCAAAGACGTTCAGCTGATCGATCGACTAGAAGAGAAGATGGGTCTGATTACTCTTGCTATGACTATGGCTTATCGTGGTGGTGTTAACTACTCCGAGACGTTTGGTACTACATCTATCTGGGATTCTATTCTCTATCGTTTGATGTATAAAGATCAGACTGTGGTTCCTCCTAAGGTTGCTAAGATCAAAGAGAAGTATCCTGGAGCATATGTTAAGGATCCAATGACAGGTAAGCATGATTGGGTTGTATCTTTTGATCTTAACTCTCTCTATCCTAATATTATTGTTCAATATAACATGTCACCCGAGACAATCATTGATGGAGCTATCCCTGGTATCAATGTTGATGCTATTCTAAATGATAAAGACTTTATCTTGGATGATGACTATGCTGTAGCTGCATCAGGGTTACAATTTCGTAAAGATCAGCAAGGTGTTATTCCTAAGATCATTAAGCAATACTACGACGAACGTAGAGCTATCAAGAATCGTATGCTTGAGGCTCAGCAAGAATATGAGTCAGGTAAGACTAAGAAGCTAGAGAACGAGATCAATACTCTCGAGAACCAACAAATGTCTATTAAGATTCTTATGAACTCTTTATATGGTGCTTTGGGTAACAACTACTTCCGATACTTCGATCGTCGTATGGCAGAGGCTATTACTACGTCTGGTCAGCTGTCTATCCTGTGGGCTCAAGAAGCTATCAACAACGAGATGAATAAGTTACTTGAGACGACAGATGTTGATTATATTATAGCTATTGATACTGACTCATTGTATGTTCGTATGAAGCCTCTGGTAGATAAGTTTGATCCTAACTCTCCTGTAGACTTTCTTAATAAGATCTGCTCAGAACACTTTGAAGATATTCTTGCAGCTGCTTATGATGAGCTGTTTAGAAAGATGAATGCATACGAGAATCGTATGGAGATGGCTCGAGAAGTTATTGCTGACAAGGCTGTGTGGATTGCTAAGAAGCGTTACTTCATGCAGGTGCACGATAACGAAGGTGTGCGTTATGCTGAACCTAAGCTAAAGGTTATGGGTGTTGAGGCTGTCAAGTCATCTACTCCTCAAGTTTGTCGTGATCGTTTCAAAGAGATCTTTAATGTTATTCTAAACGAAGGTGAGGACGCCACTCAGAAGTTTGTTGCTAACTTCCGTAAGGAGTTCTCTGCTCTCAATCCAGAAGACGTATCATTTCCAAGAGGCATATCTGATATCGATAAGTGGCATGATCGCAATGATGTTTATAAGAAAGCCTGCCCCATTCACGTAAGAGGTGCATTGCTATACAATCATCATGTATCTAAGAAAGGCTTAGACAACCGATACGAAACAGTTAAGAATGGAGAGAAGATCAAGTTCTGTTACTTGAAGACTCCTAACCCTATCAAAGAGAATGTTATCTCCTACTCGTTGAACTTACCTAAAGAGCTTGACTTACATCGATTTATAGACTATAATAAGATGTATGAAAAGTCATTTGTCGAGCCCATTCGTAACATCTTAGATGAGATTGGTTGGGATGTTGAGCCTCGAGCTACGTTGGAGGACTTCTTTGTTTAGTCTTACAGTATTCAAATCTCCTCGTTGGTGGGAGAAAGAGAACCGGTTTGTATATGATAATAAGACTCATCGTCGGATTGACTTTGAGTCCTGGGACAAGTTTACTAACTTCCTATATAAGTTATCACAACGTGAACTGAAAGGAAAACAGGATGCGGAACTTATCTCGCCAGCTGTATTCAAGCTTGATTCGACAAGAAAAAGCGACAATGTACTTAATTGGGCAGGTTGGGCTGCTGTTGATGTTGATGACGTTACATTTGATGAATCAATCGAACAGTATCTTAGGGATCGTTATGGCCATTGGAACTATATTGTTTACAGTACTGCTAGTAGTACGGATACTACTCCAAAGTTTCGTGTGGTCTTTGAACTTAGCGGAGCGGTTGAGCAATCTAGAATCAAGCACTTCTGGTGGAGTCTCAATCGAGAACTCGAAGAGATTGGAGACCCACAGACTAAAGACCTCGCGCGAATGTATTATATCCCTGCAACTTATGCTAATGCTAACAACTTTTTCTTTGTTAACCGTGGTGAGCCTTTGGATATTGACTATGTTCTAGCTCGTCATCCATATGACGATAAACGCGATTCAAAGAACTTTATGGATCGCTTGCCTGATGCATGGCGTGAACAGATTATTGATTATCGTAAAGGTAAACTAGACAACACTTCATATGTCTGGTCATCCTATCACGACTGTCCGTTTGTCAATAAAAAGCTACTACGAGAGTATGTGGGTATGTCTGGTATAGATGGCACTGGACGATATAGAATGATATATAAGTTAATGATTTCTATAGCTGCTAATGCTGTAGAGAAACAATATCCTATTTCTGCAGGCCAGATAGTTGATCTTATAAAACAAATTGATAGAGAAACTGCCAACCTATATGAGAGTCGGCCGTTAGACATAGAAGCTAATAATGCATTAGAGTATGCTTATAAGAACGGAGTTATACAATGAGAATTATTGCAGGCCCTTGCCAACACGAATCTTATCAACAATCGTTAAGAATAGCTGAGCACTGTGCTGATGTATGCGCAAAGCATGGTATAGATTATATTTTTAAAGCTAGCTATGATAAAGCTAACAGGTCACACATCGATGGTGAAAGAGGAGTAGGTTTCAATAGTACACTGTCTTCTTTTAAAATGATGAAAGAAAGAAATCCCAACCTACAAACTCTTACAGATATTCACTCAGTAGAGGATGTGTATGAGCTAACCAATCATTTCAACGATGCGGTTGATGTATTACAGATTCCTGCATTTCTGTGTCGTCAGACTGATCTTATTCAAGCTACGTGTGAGACAGATAAGATTGTTAACATTAAGAAAGGTCAATTCCTAGCTCCGTGGGATGTGAGTGGTATACTAAGTAAAACAGAAGGCGCACGTGAGGTGTGGGTAACGGAAAGAGGAACTAGTTTTGGTTATAATAATTTGGTGGTCGATTTTAATGGCATGCAGTACATGCTTGATAACTATAGCGTACCGATCTTTTTTGACGGGACTCACTCAACACAAAAGCCTGGGCTACTCGGTAAAAGTTCTGGTGGTAATCGTGCTGACGTTGCAGGGCTCACTCGTGCTGCCTCTGCTTTGGGTGTTACTAACTTCTTCTTAGAAGTACATGAGGATCCAGAAATGGCGCCAAGTGATGGGCCAAATATGTTACACATAGAAGACTTTGAGGAGGTAGTAAATGACATCGTTAGCTATTCTTATACCCGCTAGGTACGACTCAACAAGGTTCCCTGGAAAACCTTTAGCCGATCTGGGTGGAACACCAATGGTTGAACGTGTTTACAACACCTGCGTTGAAGCAGGATTAGACACATATGTTCTTACAGATGATGAGCGCATTGGCACTTTGTTTAATTCTGACAACGTCATATATAGTGATCAAGAGTTTCACAATGGAACTGAACGATGTGCTTATGCTTCGGGGATGTTACCTTATGATGCATTCATTAATGTTCAAGGAGACATGCCTGACGTCACTGTTGATATGATTCATAGGGTGGGTCAACTAGCTCCTACAGGATTAATAACAGCCTGGACAGAAATGCCTGAGCTGTTGCAATCAGATCCAAATTGTGTTAAAATAGTACATAATAACATTACAGCTCATTGGTGTGGAAGAGGTCTTACGATGGGAGATAGACACATAGGAATATATGGATATCCTAAGGATCTACTGGCCCAGTATGGACAGAAGCCAGACCGCTATGAAAACCACGAAAGGTTAGAGCAACTAAGATGGTTGGCAAACGGACACAAACTACGTGTACGTAGAGTTGACTTTAATGGTATTGAAATTAACACACCAGAAGATGCGAGGATATGGAATGCTAGCAGGTAAAGTTTGGGGAAACACGGAGCTTGTAGAAGCTAATGGTGCTTTGGAGTTTCATCGTATTGAAATGAATAAAGGTGGAGTATGCTCTAAACATCTTCACGAATTCAAATGGAATGGTTTTTATGTTGAATCTGGTCGTATGCTTATTCGTGTATGGCAGAATGATTATGATTTGGTTGATGAGACTATTCTTGATCCTGGGATGTACACTAAAGTAAAGCCTGGTGTATATCATCAGTTTGAATGTCTTGAAGATGGAGTGGCATTTGAGCTCTATTGGGCAGAGTTTAATCACAATGATATTGTTAGAGAAACAGTAGGGCATAAATGAAAAGGGAGGTAATAGGCTTTACAGCATCTACCTTTGACTTGCTTCATGCTGGACATATTGCTATGCTAAGAGAAGCTAAAGAACAATGTGATCATTTAGTGTGTGGTCTGCAAGTAGACCCATCTGTTGATAGAAGTGATAAGAACGCTCCAGTGCAGACACTAGTCGAACGTTGGACTCAACTACAGGGCGTTAAATATGTGGATGAAATCATACCATATCAGACCGAAACAGATCTTGAAGATATTCTAAAACTATTCAACTTTGATATCCGAATTATTGGCGAAGAGTATAAAGATGGGAAGTTTACTGGTAGAGCCACTTGTGCTGCCAGAGGAATTGAGATACACTTTAACAAAAGAGATCATAGATTCTCAACAAGCGATCTAAGAGAAAGAGTTAAGAATGCCTAAGATATTGATTGTGGGTCATGGGTTTGTTGGTCAGGCTGTGGATTATGGGTTTAGTCATCCTCAAGTAGAAAAAACAATAGTGGACCCCAAGTATGGAACCGATCTGGATAGTATTGATATCTCTTTATTTGACATCGCTTTTGTTTGCGTACCAACCCCGATGGGAAACGATGGGGCTGTTGATAGTAGTATTATTGATAATGTATTGGATCGGTTAACTAAATATGACATTACAACTGTTGTTAAGTCAACAGTTACTCCTGACATTGTCACTAACTGGCCCATCAATGTAGTTTACAATCCTGAATTCCTCACTGAGAAGTCTGCTAACGAGCAGTTTGTATCCCCACCTTTTCATATATTGGGTGGGTGGCCTGATGCAACAAAGTATGTTGAGAAGGTCTATGAGGAATATAGTTTATGCAATCTATGCCCATCTCTCCACATGACATTGGAAGAGGCATCGTTCGTTAAGTATACAATAAACAGCTTTTTGGCTATGAAGGTTCTATTCTTCAACCAGTTGTATGACGCAGTAAATGAATCAAATGCAAACTTTGCAACAATTGTTAAGGCTGTTGGTATGGATAACCGCATTGGATCTTCACACACTAAGGTACCTGGCTTTGATGGCAAACAGGGATATGGGGGAGCTTGCTTTCCTAAAGACACATCGGCGTTTACTAAGTTCTCTGATAAGTTGACCTTATTGGAGAAATGTATTATAATTAACAATGATTACAGATCACAATATGAACTAGACAATCGGGAGATTGAACAACATGTCAATTATGGACAAACTAAAAAAGAACTCCAAGATCAAATCGACGGATATCCTGTCTGACTCAAAGTTCTTTAACGAAAAAGACTTTACACCAACTGATGTTCCTATGATCAACGTTGCTCTATCAGGGTCAGTTGATGGTGGGCTGTCAGCAGGTCTAACTGTATTAGCTGGACCTTCTAAACACTTCAAGACTTCCTTTGCACTATTGATGGCAGGTGCCTACCTAAAGGCGCATCCAGAAGCTGTAATGCTGTTCTATGATAGTGAATTTGGTAGTCCTCAGAGCTACTTTGAGCAGTTTGGTATTGATACTGATCGTGTACTGCACACTCCAATTACTAATGTTGAAGAGCTAAAGTTTGATATGATTGGTCAGCTTGAAGAGCTAGATCGTAATGATGATGTTATTATTGTCATTGATTCTATTGGTAATATGGCATCAAAGAAAGAACTGGAAGACGCGCAGAATGAAAAGTCTGTTGCTGATATGTCTCGAGCCAAGGCGCTCAAAGGCTTGTTCCGTATGACGACTCCTTATCTGACAATGAAGAACATTCCACTATTAGCTATCAATCATACGTATAAAGAGATTGGATTGTTCCCTAAAGATGTTGTGGGTGGTGGTACTGGCATTTACTATAGTGCAGATAACATCTGGATTCTGGGTCGCCAGCAGGATAAGAAAGGCACAGAGATTCAAGGCTATCACTTTGTAATCAATGTAGAGAAAAGTCGTTATGTTAAAGAAAAGTCTAAGATTCCTATTACTGTTTCCTGGGACGGTGGTGTCCGTAGTTACTCTGGTTTGCTCGATTGCGCTCTTGCTGGTGGTTATGTCATTAAGCCTTCTAATGGCTGGTATGCTGCTGTTGATCAATCTACTGGTGAAGCTGGAGCAAAAGTTCGGTACGATACAACTCTTGATAAGTCTTTCTGGGACCCGATCTTTACTGAAACAGATTTTAAAGATTTCTTAAAGAAACAATATCAGATTGGTTATCAATCGTTAGTATCAATGGATGACATTGTGGAGAATGTTGATGGTTAGTATTCCTAATATGTTTGAAGAGAATGTACAATATGAACTCATTCCAGGTGATAATGATCATTGGCACATTCGTATCAAAGAAGGTGAATTCATTGAATCGGTGATCAGCTTTGGTAAAGTTTCAATGGAAGAGGATTCTCCCATATTAAGCTTTGATCTTACATTAGAATCCAGCCCCGACGAAGAGTTGATCTCAGATAATATAGATTTGCAAAAGTATGCTGGTAAGATATTAGAAAGTATTATTGTTAACAACCTTAACGAGCGAGAGCAAAAATGAAAATTTTAATCATGGGTCTACCTGGGTCTGGAAAGACTTGGTTGGCAGAACAACTTCAAGTAAGATTAAGTTGTGCTTGGTACAATGCGGATAAGATTCGTGAGATGGCAAACGATTGGGAGTTCTCTGAGACAGCTAGACTTAAACAAGCATATCGAATGAAAGTGCTTGCTGACTTGGAGAAGAGCTATAATCGTACTGTCATCTGTGACTTTGTTTGTCCACTCTCTATGACCAGAGATATATTCAATGCAGATATTACTATCTGGATGAACACTATCGTTGCTGGAAGGTTCAAGGATACAAACAAAATCTTTGAAGAGCCTGTTAATAAAACATACGTTGTAGATAAGTTTATGACTCATAATGAAGTCGACTCTTTTGTTACTATGATGTATAAGGACTTTCCCAATGTTTGATCATTTCAAACCTACAACACAAATGCTAGGTCGATGGCAACCATGGCATCCTGGTCATACTGAATTGTTTAAAAGAGCGTTAGCAGAAACAGGTCAGGTTTGTATTCAAATTAGAACCGTCCCTCAAGATACAGATGCTTCAGGTGGTCGTACAGTAACTCAAGATGATAATCCGTTTACTATAGACGATGTTATCCGTAACATTAGAGTAGCCCTTGATAAAGAAGGATTTACCTATGGAAAAGAATATATTGCAATGAAAGTACCAAACATCGTTGACATTAGCTACGGTCGTGGTGTAGGATATACATTCACGGAACATGATCTTGGCGAGGATGTTCATCAGATCTCTGCAACCAAGATCCGAGCGCGTATGCGAGAAGAAGGAAAATTATGAGCAATGTTGAACAAGTAATCTTACGCAATGTGCTGACTAACGAACAGTTCATGCGAAAGGTACTTCCTTTTATTAAACCAGAATACTTTCAAGGTGTGTATAACCAGCTATTCAAAGAAGCTGGTAAGTTTGTTGGCAAGTACAATAAACTACCTAACCTTGACGCTTTTAAGATTGAGATTGATCAATCAGAGAAGTTTAATGATGATCAGTATACAGCAGCAATGGAGTTACTTCCAAAGATATTTGCACAAGAAACATCTGATGATAAATGGCTGATTGATACTACAGAGAAGTGGTGTCAAGACAGAGCGATTCATAATGCTATTATGGAAAGCATTAGTATCATAGATGGTAAGCATAAAACTCTAACTAAAAATGCTCTACCAGATCTATTGACGAAGGCTTTAGCTGTTACGTTTGATCCTTCTGTAGGTCACGACTATATTGAAGACGTAGAACAACGATATGAGTTCTATCATATGGACGAAGAGCGAATTGCATTTGATTTAGATTACTTCAACCGTATCACTAAAGGTGGAGTTCCAAATAAGACTCTCAATATATGTCTTGCTGGTACTGGTGTTGGTAAGTCATTATTCATGTGTCATGTAGCTGGTAATGTATTGAACCAAGGTAGAAACGTACTATATATTACAATGGAAATGGCAGAGGAGCGTATTGCTGAACGTATAGATGCTAACCTGCTTAACGTGCCGTTAGATCAGTTGCAACATATATCTAAGCCTATGCTAACTAGCAAGGTAGAAGACTTAGTTGCTACTCATAATGGTAAGTTGATTATTAAAGAATATCCAACTGGAGCTGCTCATGCTGGGCATTTCAGAGCTCTACTCAACGAATTAAAACTAAAGAAGAACTTTGTCCCTGAGATGATCTTTATTGACTATCTCAATATCTGTGCTTCTAGTCGGATGAAAGGTATGGGAGGATCAATCAATTCATACACATACATCAAAGCAATTGCTGAAGAGCTACGTGGTCTTGCTGTTGAGTTTGATGTACCAATCTTCTCTGCAACGCAAACAACTCGTAGTGGTTTTACTTCATCGGATCCTGGGCTTGAAGACACGAGTGAGTCTTTTGGATTACCTGCCACGGCCGATCTAATGTTTGCTTTAGTATCGTCGGAAGAGTTGGAATCACTAGGACAAGTAATGGTGAAGCAGCTGAAGAACAGATATAATGATCCTGGTAAGCACAAAAGGTTTGTATTAGGTATTGATAGATCTCGTATGAGATTATATGATGCTGAGAATCCTGAAGAAGGTGTTGTGGATGACTCACCAGCGTTTGACAAATCTGGTACAGCTGAACGGTTCAAAGACTTTAAAATGGAATAGACAACCCGTGATAGAAACAATTATTATACAGACAGTAAGGTAAAAAGATAGAATGCATGCAAAACTTATTTCCCATAGTCAACCCAGCTTCCGTATCCACGCTGGCGAACTTGCACCAACGGGGCTTGATAACATCCAAGACCTCATTGCATACGCAGCGCGTGTCTCCAATCCAGCGAACCAAGCTAACACCAAAACAACGCCAAAGCTACTTGAGTATCTCATCAAACATAAGCACTGGTCCCCATTTGAAATGTCAAGCGCCTGTATTGAAATTGAAACAACCAGAGACATTGCCAGACAACTCCTCCGACATCGGTCATTCTCATTCCAAGAGTTTTCTCAGCGGTATGCTGACATACGCGATCTTAACGATGATTTTGTAATTCGTGAAGCACGGTTGCAAGATCCTAAGAACCGTCAGAATAGTATTCAGAACAACGACCCTGCTTTGGAAGATGAGTGGGCCAACAAACAACTAGCCATCATTGAAATGGTAAAGATGGCATACGATTGGGCAATAGAAAATGGTATTGCCAAAGAACAAGCCCGAGCTATTTTACCAGAAGGAAACACAGTTTCTCGACTATATGTGAATGGTACTATTAGATCATGGATTCATTATATCGAACTACGTTCCGCTAATGGAACGCAGCAAGAGCATATGGATTTAGCACTAGCAGTTGCAGAAGCAATTGGAAAAATTTATCCCAGCGTTGTCAATTTCATAAAGGAGTAGTATAATGTCAGCAGGAAGTCGTCAAAGAAAGATCTCAACTTATTATTCAGACTTTGGTAAAGGATATGCAGAAGTCTGGATGGACTTTAAAGAAGAGGTTGCTTTTATTAAGTATTTTGATGATAATGATGTTAAGTTTTTTGAAGAAGAGTTTCCTAACAAAGCTATTGGTTATGTTGAGGACGCTGCAGAGAACTGGGCTTTAGGAATAAAAAAATTGGAAGGAAGTATTCAAGGTGCCTTATTGTAGTACAAAAACATATGGTCATAACATTGGCCTCAGCGCTTGCTTTAGACAGCCAAACGCTCACTCCCACTGTAAGTTCTTACATGGGTATTCGTTAGCATTCAAGTTTACATTCTGTGCAAGCGAGCTTGATGAACGTAACTGGGTTGTAGACTTTGGTGGACTTAAACCATTGAAGGCTTGGCTCGAAGATACGTTTGATCATAAAGTTGTTCTGGATGAAAAAGATCCACATCTAATTGACTTTCACATGCTTGCTGAAAAAGGACTAGCTGAACTTACTGTCCTTGATGGAGTGGGTGTAGAGATGTTTGCAAAGCATGCATATGACTTTGCTGATAAGCTAGTGAGAGAGATGACAGACAATCGTTGTTGGGTTGTCTCTGTAGAATGTGCAGAGCATGGAGCTAACAGCGCCATCTATAATGCTTAGGAGGTATCATGGTTAAAGCTATTCTCGATAAAAAGTTTCTAACTGTTCAGGCAGATTCAAGTGGTGAATTATTCCTTGAGTTTCCTGACGATTTGTTGGATACTATGAACTGGAAGCCAGGTGATACTATCATCTGGACAGAGCTTCCTAATGGTAATGGATATAGTGTAGAGAAAGCGAAGACGCATGACGGATAAGAAATATACATACAGTGAAATCTTTCACAGCATTCAAGGCGAGGGACACTATACTGGTGTCCCTACTGCTTGGATTAGATTCTTCTTGTGTAACTTACAATGTGATGGTTTTGGTCAGAAGTTTCCGACTAAGCCTGATACATATGAATTGCCGTATGCAGACTTTGATGCTCACTCAGTCGATCGTGTAGAAGATCTTCCTGTGTGGGAAAAGGGATGTGATAGTTCATATACTTGGTCAAAGAAGTTTAAACATCTTATGGGTCAAGCTACTGGAGCTGAGTTAGCTCAGAAGCTAGTAGACATTATGAAGAATGAACACAACCCAGAAGGTTGGTTCCGTCATCCTCTATCTGGTCAACACAATCATTTGTGTATTACTGGCGGCGAGCCTTTGATGCGTCATGCGCAGAATGCTTTCTTAGATATCTATGAAGCCTTGTCTCTTATGCCTGGTGGAAAGATACCTGAGACGCAGTATATGGCGTCAGAGAACCTCCCTTCAAGTATCACGTGGGAGACTAACGGCACTCAAGCCTTGACAGACGATTTTGCTAATCGTATTAAGTCTCCTATCTTTAAGCCAGAAGCATTCTTCTCTATTTCACCAAAGCTATGGACTGTAGCAGGTGAGAAGCGTGAGAAGGCTATTAAACCTAATGTTGTAAAACAATATTGGGAAACATCTCGTAATGGTCAGCTGAAGTTTGTTGTGGGTCCAGAGCAAGAGCAATGGGACGAACTAGACGAAGTTGTAAACATCTTCCGTAACCAAGGTGTTAAATATCCAGTGTGGATTATGCCAACAGGTGCTCGTTTAGAAGAGCAAGAGAAAGACGCTGGAGATGTAGCAAGAATGGCATTCGAAAGAGGATACAATGTATCTGGTCGAATGCATGTATATCTATTTGGTAATGCAATAGGAACATAATATGTATAGAGTAACAGCATTCTTTAAAGACGACAAAGTATCACAGGAGTTCCATGATATCAATGATGCAATTGAATTCCGTGATGATGTTGATGCTCACTATCCAAATAGAGTAATATTTAGAAAGGTAATCTCAATGAGAGAATGGGTATTTAATTGTTGGAATGTAGTAATGGATCATCAGAAAAATCCACTAAGTAATATTCCTGACTTTAGTACACGACATATGATCATGCAAGTATTAGCATGGATGTGGTGTATTGTATTTGCTATTATTGTAGGTAGCATGTGGGCAGGAGTGTTTAGTATGATTCTCCATGCACTACTACTAGCCGCAGTCGCGGTAACAGTAGCAACTTTTGAAACAGCAAAGCGTAAGCCATCAATCTTCGTGAGCCGTAATGGCCGTGGAATGGGTGGTGAACACGAATGAAGTTTAAGAGCAAGATCTATCTAGATTATGATGACGTTGAGTCAATGAACATGAATCTTGTTCACGATGTTTCAAAGTTTAAACCTGAGATCATTGTGGGAATTACTCGTGGTGGGCTCCTCCCTGCTCTCCACCTTTCCCATCATCTTGATCGCCCTATGAAAACTATACAATGGCAGACCAGAGATGCTGATAAGTGTGAACACAATGAAGAGATCCAAAACTATATGGATCATGGTGCCAGAGTCATTTTTGTTGACGACATTAATGATACTGGCCGCACATTCCTAGAGATATCTAAACGATATCACGGATCACGTCCTAATATTAGGTTCACGTCTCTTGTTAAGAAACAAGAAACTGATTATCCATATGCCTCTGCAGCGTTGACGTTGACAGATAAAAGATGGATAGTGTTCCCGTGGGAAAAAGACTAATACTAACAAAACAAAAAGGTTTTCCAGAACTTGTGCTTCCGAGCTTTTGTCTGGCGCAGTCTGATGGTCCTCCCCTTTCCACCATCATTAAACACAAATCTGAAAAGGTAGTAATATGACTAAAGGAAAACAAATGAATATCTCTGATGTAATTAAAGACCGTATTGATGAAGCAGGAGCTCGGTATTGGGCTAATGATAACATCTCGGAGTTTATTACTGAAGATGAGAAGTGGGAGCTTATTGATGAGCTCGAAGAGAAGTTCCGTGGTGTTCTTAGCTCTTTGATTATTGATCAGGGTGAAGATCCTAACTCTATGGGTACAGCTCGTCGTCTGGCAAAGATGTATGTCAATGAAACTATGGCTGGTCGTTATGACCCTCAGCCACCCGTAACTGCATTTCCTAATGATGATGCAGACACACGTTATGGTGGTATGATTGTTGTACGATCAGAGATTAAGTCTATGTGCTCACATCACCACCAGCCAGTGTCTGGTGTAGCATACATTGGTCTGATTCCTGGTGTTAAGGTTATTGGTTTGTCTAAATACACTCGTATTGCTCAACACTGTGCCCGACGTGGTACATTGCAAGAAGAGCTTACACAAGACATTGCTAATGAGATTGCAACTCATACAGGCGCGAAGGACCTTGCTGTATACATTCAAGGTACACATGGTTGTTGTGAGAACCGTGGCATTATGGCACACAGCTCGTTGACTCAAACTTGTGAGTTGCGTGGACAGTTCTTTAATCCATCAGTCAAGAATGAGTTCTTAGACTATATTAAGATGCAACAACAATTTGCGGGGAATCGTGTATGATGAATCATATGAATGTTAGTTTTGTTAAGAGTGGCCTGCGATTCGTCGCAGGTGGCGCTCTTATTAGTGGAAGTCTGCTGTGGGGTGGTGTATTCATTATCCTAGCAGAAGTTCTAGGTGTATTAGAAGAAGTTGTAGATAAACGAAAGGAAGACTAATGAAGGAACGTCTATTAGAATGTTTTGTTTCACATGCTAAGGGGCATGTCGACAAACACTTAGCAAATGTCGAAGTTCTTTTGAACCATCCCGCTGGGATTGGTGAACATGGAGATATCATTGAGGAGATTGAAAAAGAACTTGATGAGGTCGCCAAATACGACGATCTGCTTGAAATGGTTGAAAAGTATTTAAAATAACTGTTGACTTCTGTTTCACCATGTTGTATACGTAAATGTGGAAGCAACAAAAGGTGGTTAAAATGCCAGCATCGTATGAAGAATTCAAAACCAATTACCTTGTCGAAAATTTTATAGATAAGTTTGGTAAACCAAAGCATACTCGCTTAGTTAAACATTACTTCTATCGTTACAATGAACAGCTCAAAGCAGAATTTGGATTTGATCTATATCGTTGTGAAGAATGTAAATGTGTAGGTCACAACAACCGTCCTATCATGATGGAACTAGAACACGTCAATCGTATTACAAATGATTCTCGTATTGAGAATCTAAGATCATTGTGTCCTAACTGCCACACTCAGACTGATGGTTATAAGAATCGCATGTTGACAATTGAAGAATATTGGAGTAGAGTGTGGAGTGAAGAATGGAAAGGTGAATAATGTATAAGTTTTATTTTCTAACATTGAGGAACAAGGTATTTCCTTTAGATGGAAACAAAGTGTTCTGTAAGTTTGGTATCACTCATCAATCAGATGTTCTGAGACGATTTGATCCATCTGTAGATGATGGATATCATAAAAGCGAGAAGTATCTTGAGTGGGATATCAAATGTGACTTCTCTATGTTCTTTGATACTAAAGAAGAAGCTCTTGCTGTAGAGCAAAGATGGTTAACAGAAGTTTTTCCTAACCCAGGTCCTACAAAGGTGTGGGTTGAAAAAGTTCTTGATTGTCCAGACAATCAGTACTATAGTGAGGCCAGTGGAATCACTGAACTACGGTTGCTAACAGAGAAACAACGTAAGTGGGTCCTATGGCAATTATATGAAATGAAGGAGAATACACTTGAAAAAAGTATTTAATCAGATATGGGTAACATTCAAAAAAGAGGGGATACACAAGTATCCTGCGGCACTAGATGATCCTAAACTTGCTACTGGTGATTGGGATGATGTTAGCTTTTTGGGCTATCCTCATCGGCACATTTTCCATTTTCGGGTGGGTGTTGAGGTTTTTCATGATGATCGTGACATTGAGTTTATTCAGTTTAAGCGTTGGCTTGAGCGTCTATATTCTGATGGAACACTCACACTTGATTACAGATCTTGTGAGATGGTTTCAGACGAGCTTGCAGAACTTATCGGTGCACGATATTCTGGACGGGCAGTAGAGATCGAAGTATCCGAAGATGGAGAAAATGGTTCCGTCTCGCGATACGAACCTGTATAAATAACCCTGTATACATTTAATCTTATGGGATCTCAAAAGATGCAATCATTTCACAATCACTCTTTGCAAGAAGATGCAGTAGCAGCTGCAAAGAAAAAACTAAAGCCGATGAAGGGTAAGGACGTTTCGTTCACTCATCAGCAATCAGGCGAAAAAGTTACTGGTAAGTATCAAGGTATGAAGTCTATGGGCGGCCGCTCGTATGCTCATATTGAGACTGGTAAAGGTGCGTTTAGAGTACCTCCTCATCACGTACATCAGGCACAGTAGACTTTTTATTTGATTTGAAGTATAATATAGGCAGGATTAGACTTCTGCCTATACTTTTAACTATGGAGACATTATGACAGAATTTGCACACATAACGCCTACGGCGTACTTAGACCTATTTGCATCAGGTCGACCTTTTCATTTAACGCTAGCTCATTTAGTTGAGGAAGATCCAGTATACACAAACTGGTATGCTCAACGAGACTTATCTCGTGGCTTGTCCCCTTATGTTAACATCATGGACAACTCAGCTTTTGAAATGTATAAGCAAGGGCGTGAGATGTATCCGTCTGAAAAGCTAATTGAGATGGGCACCAAAGTTGCTGCTGACTATATTGTTATGTCAGACTATCCTGGTCAACCTTCACAGGTAACTATTGAGAAAGCTATAGAGATGGCACCTGAGCTTCGCGAAGCAGGCTTTGGAACTTTCTTTGTACCTCAATCTAGCGAAGGTGACTTAGAAGATCTGATCGATGCGTTTGAATGGGCAGCTACATCAGAACATGTAGACTACATTGGGGTGTCTATCTTAGCTGTTCCGATTGCATATGGTGTTGAGAAAGACAATAAGCTGCAGCGGTTTATGTCTCGTTGGAAGTTTATGGGAGAATTAGAATCACGAGGCATTCTTGATAAGATTAAGAATAACGGTAAGATGATTCACTTCTTAGGTATGGTCGATGGTCCTAACGAGTGTGAGTTGGTAGACAAATATTTGTGGGCAATTGACTCATGGGATAGCTCAGCAGCTGTTTGGGCTGGTATGTGTGGTATCTCTTTTGATAACTCTCCAACTGGATTAATTGATGGTAAGAATGAAATAGAGGTTGACTTTGATCATGATTCAGGGGATATTGCGAGTATTGCTTTGGCAATGAAGAATATGAAATATATTGATGATCAGCTACCTAGTGGAGACTATTATGACTATTAATTATAAACGAAATGAAGATAAGATTATCGAAGGTATCAAGGCATACGTTGATGCTACGTATAGTCAACACTATGCTGGTAAGAACAACCGTGATGTAGTTGATGATTGGGAAGACTGTGGTATTGCTAAGGAAGCATTTATGTCTAACATCATTAAGTATGCAAAACGATTTGGTAAGAAGGATGGAAATAATCCTAAAGACATCATGAAGATTATTCATTACTCTATCTTCTTGCTTAATGAGTTGGATGATAGCAAGAAGGACCCATATGCAAATGGATGAGTTTGATGTACCAAAGCTCCACAAGTGGGCTGACAACATTGAGCATACTCTTACAGAATGGGCAATGGAAACTGTTCAAGAACATTATGGGGTAGATGACACTGACAATCTAACCGAAGAGCAGTGGCAAGAGCTACGCGATTGGGTTGACCTCAAGTATGATACACCGTATGATTGGGTCGTAATAGGTTTTAATAATATTCTAAACGCATGGGAAAACGCAAACTATGAGCATGATTAATATTGGTGGGCCAACAGCCCGAAGTTCATTAACTGAAGTACAAGATGGTGATGTGCAGCCTAATGCTGTTGATCTTCGCTTGGGTAAAGTATACTGGATCAAACCTCAAACATTTACTATTGACGAAGATCAGAAAGTCCATCGAGGATCTGAGCTTATGGAAATAGATGAGGATGGGTATTACAATCTAGGTGTAGGTCATTATGAAGTTGTTATGGACAACGAGATTACCGTTGGTGAGGGTGAGGCTGGCTTTGTCATCACTCGATCTACTCTTAACCGTAACGGTGTGTTCCTTACAAGTGGTCTGTACGATACTGGTTACAATGGCGTAATGGCTGGTGTTATGCATGTTGCTGTAGGTTTGATGAAGATCAAGCCTGGAACAAGAATTGGACAATACCTTTGTTTTGAAGCTGAACAAACATCTATATACTCTGGAGACTATGGTAAAGGAAAAGCCCATGACCAGAAGTATGAATAATGTTTACAGTTGAGATGGACTTTGACGAAATAGAGATCACCGTCTTAGATGACGGTGGTCGCTTTGAAGACGTTAAAGTGTTCTCATATGATGAAGTTATATACATCAGACAGTTTAGCGAAAAAAAGAACAAGTGGGACTTAATTCAAATGACCCCCGAAATGTATGCTGAATTAATGACAGCATGGCAATCCCCAGAAGGATCGTTTATAACAAACCTTCGTAGAAATATTTAAACTTTTTAATTTTCTTTAAATTAACTGTTGACTTCCGTTCCACTTTATGGGATAACGGTAGCATAGGAAATGAGGAGAAATGAAATGTTTAACGCAGTTACAAAACACGAATATTCAGGTAAGAACGAAGCAATCTTGGCCCAGCTTGGCTTTGACGAAGATGATGCTTTTGTTACTTTCAAGCAAGCTATCAAACTTGATGGTATTTCAGGTAAAGCCCTGAAAGGTATCAAGAAAGCTGCTACCTTGGTTCGTTACTCCCGTACAGAAAAAGAGCAAGATGAAACTGGTAAGATGGTTGCTAAACCAATATACTTCTCAGTGTTTCACCTTGAAGATATCTTGGCTCGTAGAGTAGATCAAGAGGTGGCAGCATAATGGGTATGTCAAATTATATTCTTGGTCTTGAAGAGCAGTTCTTTGACGCAGTTCAAGATGTTGCACATGAGTGCGAAACACTTGATGAGCTCTTTGAGGTAATGGAGCCTCAAAGAGATTTAGTTAAACATATGTCATCTGATAAAGTTGATGATGTAATTGGAGAGATTTGGTTTTCATAATGGCTAGAACTGTTCACTATGTTGGAATGGATATGGACACCTATAGACGGGCTAGACTCGTCTTTGGTGGACCAGCCTATTACCACAGGTGGATGGACGATAGAGTATTCACCGAGGTTGGTGATAGCGATATGGTAGTTATTGATAATGCAAAAAAGAGCAGATACGTATGGGATGCATCTGCAGTAGACAGGAGTTATACAGAATGAAAAATGAAACTTTTTTATTAAGTAAACAGCAAGATGAGACTGCTGTCATTGCCATGGAAGAGATGGCTGAATTGATTCAGGTGCTATCCAAAGCTATGCGCTTTGGGTACACTCCTGGTGATACTGGTAAGCGTCTGGTTCAAGAGATGGGTGATGTGAGACTTCTTCTTGAACTCTTACAGAATACCTTTGGTATCGAAGATGATGAGATTTATCTGGCTATGGAAAGCAAAAAAGCTAAGCTGATGGCATGGAGTAGTCTTTATGAGTAAGTTCTATCATGCAGCAGATCAGATGACTACTAAAGGTCATTGGGCTACAGGAACAGTCTGGTCTGTTGACGGATCTAAGAATAATGTGTATAATGTTGAAATGTCGGACAGAGGTTTTCATTGTAACTGTCCAGCGTTTCGTAAGTGTAAGCATATCAAAAGTGTAGAGGAAGGATTTTGTTATGAGTAATCAACGTGCAGGAAAAACCCATCGAGCAGCAGCTAACGATAGTATGAGCGATATGAAGTTACGTAACTTCTTTCGTGTTGCAGCTTCTTTGGTAGAAGAGGATTCTGATGCTCAGTTTTACTTTGAGCAGATTGTAGATCATATGAACAATGGTGGTAACATCATGTCTGATGATCCTACTACTGTGGGTAGAATTCTTGGGGTGTAGGTAAATTAACTGTTGACTTTTGTTCTACAATAGTGTACAAAGAGGCATGAAGAAATTAATAAGGAATGAAAATAATATGAAATTGTACTTAGATATGGATGGAGTCATTGCTGACTTCTTTGGAGCAATCGAAAAGAAATTCGAGATTGAGCATTGGAAAGATCTAGAAGATCCTCTTCTTGCTATCAAAGGTTTAAAGAACACTGATTGGTTCAACACCCTTGATCTATTTCCTACTTCTAAGAAATTGGTAGATGCTTGTCGTGATATCGCAGGACGCAATTATGGTATTTGTTCTTCACCTATTTTAGATGATGAAATGAATACTGGATATTGGAAACGCACATGGCTTGATCGCCATGGTTTTCTTCCAGAGATTCCTAATCTTATCTTTACTAAAGAGAAGCATAAGTTTGCTAATGAGAATATCTCTGGTGAACCTAACATCTTAGTAGATGATAAACCCAGCAACATTCGCGAATGGAATGCTGCTGGAGGTATTGGTTTGTTGTATCAAGCTAACGAGAATGATGTTGACGAATTGATCAACGACATTCGTTACGCTTATAGTTAACCTTTCTTGTCAGGTGCACTCTTACCTTTAGAGTATGCCTGCGCGCCAAAGAACGCAGCTACCAAACCAGCAATTGCAACAAAGTATGTTGGTGCAATATCACTAATTAGTTTGGATGCTGTTTCTTGTCCTACGATAGATGTTATAAGGATTAGTACGGGATAGAGTAACATCCCCCACAATGCAAACCAAGCCATTGCTCGGATTTGATCCTCTTTTGCATCTTCGTTTTCTTGCATCTTACGTTTGTGTTCAAACTCAGCAATCTCTTTAGCACGAGCCATCTCTTCATCTGTTATCACTCCGTCTCCGTCAGTGTCAAGATGAGCAAAGATAGAATCTGCTTGTAAGACCTTAGCTTCTTCTTTTTTCTTATCTGCCATTGTTTTCATCTCCACTCCAAATGAATTTTTCTCAGCCACCTAGAGCTCCTGTGATTGCGGGAGCAAATGAAGCAGCAGCCCATAGGCCAATTGCAATTGCACCGACACCTACAACAACCCACTTCATTTTCATGTCGTCAACCAGCATTTTGATTCCAATAAGTTCATTACCTAGGACTCTGAGTGACAATTCCATTTTGCCTTCTGGCATGTCTACTATTTTTTCGTCGCTCATTTCATTTCCTCTTTTGCTTCTTGAACTACATTAGGATCAACTGTACCGTTTTCCATTAACAGATTTCTATTAGCCATGTGTGCCATTTCAACATCAGCTTTATTCTGTCCATGATATTTAACAGCATGACCTTCTTCAATCATGATGTCAGTTACCATACGGCCATCTTCAGATACGAAATCGCCAAGCACTCTTCCGAACTTGCCTTTCATATCTTCACCATCTTTGGCTATTTGTGTTTTAAGAACAGTTGTTTTACCAAGTAAGGATTTTAGTCTTTCTTTGGATGCAAGTCCAAATACTTTTTCGACCTTATCTCTAGTTCTGGATTCAGGAGTATCAATTCCCATTATACGTACACGTTCATCAGTTAATACTATACCAAACCCTAGTTCAATATCCACATCAACTGTATCTCCGTCAACCACTCTGTTGACTTGAGCTCTATATTCATACATAGTTTCATTCCCTTCTATATATTTGTATATTTATAAAAATTAGCTGTTGACTTCAACATTAAAGTATGGGATGTTATAAGTATGAGCAGAACAACAAATATAATAAGTGGATTAATAACCATGTCAATTGCTGCAGGTATTGTAGCAGCAGCGATGATGGCTCCACCCGCTGTCGATCCAAAGCAACACGAATGTCTTGCTTTGAACATCTATCATGAGGCTAGAGGTGAGAGAGTGGAAGGTCAAATCGCAGTTGCTCAAGTAACTATCAATAGAGTTGATCACGATGAGTGGCCATCTACTATCTGTGAGGTTGTATATGAACCAAAGCAGTTTAGTTGGACTCATCTAGTTAAACAACAAACACCACAAGACAATAGAGCGTGGCGCAAAGCTAGAGTTATTGCTCGTGATGTTATGATCGGAAACGTAGAAGATCCCACCAACGGTGCTGTCTTCTATCATGCGAACTATGTCAATCCTGATTGGGCAGAATATATGGATCTGTCTAAAGTGATTGGCAATCATTTATTTTATACATGGGACGGTGACTGGAATGCAGACAACTGAAGAAATACCAATAGAACTTGAATGCTGGATGCTTAAGCATGGCATACTACCAGCCGAAGACATGAGAGCTCTATATGGATCACAATCTGATGTATACATAGCAGAAGAAGAAACTCCACATGAATATGCTGTACGTACTGGAATTTCAATGGGATGGACGCCAAGCTATGATGGCGAAGAACCTCCCTTTTAATAATGGCGTTAGGAGAAAACGTTGAAGGATGATAGTAAAAAATTATGGAAAAAGGTAAAGAAAATGGATCTAGGAAACCCTGTGATAACTGCATTAGTTGGCCTGGTTATTTTTTATATTGGGCTTAAAACATTCTCAGGGGGAATGAAGTCCATGGGCAATATGGAACACTTGAATTGGTTCTTAGGTAATCCAATGTATATGTTCTTTGGTGGTATTATAATGACTCTATTATGGCAGTCGTCAAGTTTGTCTACAACAGCAATCATTGCTTTAGTAGCTGCAGGAGCTCTACCATTACCAGCAGCAATTGCTTGTGTACTAGGAGCTAATCTAGGTACAACAGGAACTATCTGGTTAGCAGGATTGTTTGTATCGGATGGTATGCCCAAAGGTGATACACTACGTATTGCTATGGCACACACTGGTATGAACTTATTGATGGCTCTTGCATTGCTACCCTTTGTTGGTCGTATAGGTCAACTATTAATGAAAATAGGGTAGGACCTAAAAGGCACAGTTAAGAAAATATCATATCCAGTGTTGACAATATATTGGGTATGATGTAATATATAATCCGTAAGCGTTAATAACGGATATATGGACCGCGGGGCAGTACCGCGCAGCTCCACCA